TATTATATATGCCATGCCTTATGTTGTATTTGAACTAAGTGAGCTTGCAAGAGATTATATGATTACCGAATATAACAACTATGCAACAGATACAATATGGATTGATGCTGATGTTACAATATTTAATTCAGCAGGCAATATTGTTCAAGTAGGTGGCCAAAATACAGTTGTTAATACTTTTTTAGGTATTGATGGTTATGGTTACTTTGAAGATGGTGTAAATCCAAGAACAACAACAACACCAATGGTTTTACAGAATAATACAGATGTTTATTATTTTGATGGACAAGATATAAAAATACCTGTATTTGCTGAAGCTTTGCCACTTGTAACATTGACAAGTTCAGCAGGTTCAAATATAAACTGGGAAGCAGCAAATGATTTTTGGGAAACTAACGACAGTACATGGGGTTCAGGACAAACACCTATACAAATTGCTGACAACGGTAACACAAATCAAAAAATACAATATATAATAATTGAAGACACACAGTTACTAAATGATGGTGATATAGTTACTTTTGATACATCTGTATCTGGATTTACCGATACAGTAATTACATTGAAAAAAGTAGAAGAATGTAAATACAGTCCACTTAATTTAATATTCTATAATAAATTTGGTGCACTACAAAATATATGGTATTTCAAAAAGTCATTCAAAGAAATAAATATAAGAAGTGAAAAGTATAAGAACAATATATTAGATTTAGAAAATTCTGGTGGCACACCTTCTTATGCTTTATCTAAACATCAAGAAAAGAAATTTATGGCTAATGGTAAAGAAAGTATTACTGTTAATACTGGTTACTACCCAGAATCATATAATGAAATAGTAAAACAAAAAATGTTAGCTGAACAAGTATGGGTTGACGATATAACAACAGTATTACCTGTTAACTTAAAATCAAACACACTAAGATTTAAGAAGTCAGTAAATGATAAACTTATAAACTATACTGTTCAATTCGATTACGCCTTTGATAAAATAAATAATATTTTATAATGCAGAAAGTAGTTTTATACATAAAAAACTCTGATAAAGATTATCAAAGAGTAGATATGTTTGATGACGAAACTATAAGCTTAACATCTAAGATACAAGATGTGAGAGATATTGGTAAAGTATTTATGGATTTTAGTCAAAGCTTTACAGTTCCTGCATCAAGAGACAATAACAAAATATTTGAACATTGGTATAGATATGAAATAGAAAACAACTTTGATGCTAGAACTAGAAAAGATGCAATCATGGAGCTTGACTTCAATCCTTTCAAACGAGGTAAAATATCTTTGGAAAATGTGAAGCTAAAAGATAATAAACCTTTTGCATATACTTTAGTTTTTTATGGCAATACTATAAATCTAAAAGATTTACTTGGCGATGACGAATTATCTGATTTACCTCAGCTTGATAATTTTACACATGATTATTCAAGCTCAAATGTAAAGACAGGTTTACAAAGTGGTTTATCATCAAGTAAAATTATATATCCACTTATATCTCATACAAAAAGATTTTATTATGATTCTGGCGAATCATCACCACAATATAGTGGAAACTTATATTATAATACAACACAAAACAATATTGGACTAGCGTTTGATGATTTAAAGCCAGCGATAAAATGTTTGACTATTATCGAAGCTATAGAAAATAAATATACAATCGCAAACGGCTATCCGAGTAATGTTGTATTTACTAGAGACTTTTTTAACAATACAGAGTTTTCTAATTTATATTTATGGTTATGTAGAAACAAAGGCCCTATAGGAGGAGATGTTAACCAAGATGAAATATTAAGTCGAATATGTGGAAACTGGGGTTATTCATCAGGTACAGTTCCACACTTTAATGTAAGTGGAGATAGTTGGGGATTTACTGTACAAAATCATACAAATAGTTTTAGAGGTGTTCTAACTGTAACTACAGCAGGTGCAAACCAAAGCATACCTTTTACAATGAAAGCTATTGATTATGTAAGTGGTACAACCTTAGCACAAAGCTCTAATGAATCTGGTTCAGTAAGAGCACTAACATTTGAGATACCTTCATCTTTTAATGCTGTAAACTTTCAAGTCAAATGGATTATTGAATCAGAGACAGCAATATCTTTTACGCCAAGCATCGAACTAACAGAACTTATTCTTGACCCTTTGACTGGCACTCCAACATCTGAGATTAACGCTGTATATAATATTAATGGTTCAGCCGCAGCTATATCAACTGTAAGTGAGATTATAATAACACAGAATACACCAAAAATAAAAACTATAGATTTTCTAAGTGGTTTATTTAAAATGTTTAACCTAACAGCATTTTTCATAGATGACGTTGGCGATGCTGACTTTGGCAAAATATTTGTAGATACATTAGACAATTTTTATGCAGATAGAGTTAATAATCCATCAGGTGGTGAATATGATATTACAAAATATGTTGACACTTCAAATACACAGATAGATAGAGCTTTTGAATTTAGTGAGATAGATTTTAAATATCAAGAACCTAAAACACTTTTATCTATAAATCATTTAGAACAATTTAATGAGGTTTTCGGTAATGAAGAAGTAAGGCCACAAAATATAGATAGAGGAACAGTTTATGACGTGGAAGCTCCTTTTGAACACATGAAGTTTGAAAGATTATTTGACGATAATGAAACAGGAAGTAGCCCATACTCAGGTGTTACACAACCACAAGCTTTTGTAACAGATATTCAATGGGGTTACTCTGCTGCAGGTGAATTTACATCAGATACAGATGTAACACCAAATACAGGAAACTATGAACCAGTTTTGCCAGCACCTTTAATTTTTTATGGTGTGCAAGAAACTGGGCTAAGTTCACCAAAAGGTATTAAATGGATTTCAGACGGAACACCAGTTTCTATTACACAATATCACAGACCAAGCAATACTAATGAAAGAGGTAGTAATAGAAGTAATCCTGAGGACTTAGGTACAACTACGAGTGCTGCAACTAATAAATTAATTCAATCAGGTCAAAACTTTGTTACTACTGTAAATGTTGGTGATATTGTTTTAAATACAACAGACAATACAAGTGCCGTAGTTACCGCAGTTGATAGTAATACACAACTTACAATTAGTTTAGACATCATGGCTAATAGCGAAGCTTTTGTAATTATAAGACCACCTGCATTTACAATAAACTTTGATAACGAAATAGACGAATGGAACTTAATAGATTATCTTGGCACAACCAACTCATTATTTAAGAAGTTTTATAAAACTTATATTGACGGTATATTCAATGAAAAAAGAAGATTATTTAAGTTAAAAGCTTATTTAACAACTGATATATTAGCAAATTATAGATTGAATGACGAGTTTGTAATACAAGACCGTACCTTTCGTATTAATTCTATAAGCACAAACTTTAAAACTGAAGTATCGAATTTAGAATTATTAAACAAACTATAATTATGATAAAACAGATAATAGATTTACTTAACGCATCAGATTGGTATGGTGAAGATGAACTTATAGAAATAGCTAAAGGTAAATACAAAGCAGTAAGTAACTTTAGAGAAATGAAAGAACAACTTAAAAGATTAACGTATGGCAAGTAAAAAAATATTAATACAAGTTGATATAGCTACTCAATCTGCTGAGGTAAATATAAATAAAGTAGTAGAGGGTTTAAAAAAAGTTGAAGGTGCTACAACAAAAGTAACAAAAGCAACTGAGAAAGGTCGTGCACAGGCAGGTTTGAACAATGCTATACTCTTAGAAACTGGTCGTTTAGCTTCCGATGCATCTTTTGGGTTTCAAGGTATGGCCAACAACTTAGGTCAGTTAGCAACCTTATTTGGTAGTTTTGTCAAAACAAACAAAAGTGTTACTAAATCTATAAGACAACTTGTAAATTCTCTGCTTGGAACTGGCGGTTTTTTAATAGCGGTTCAATTAATAATAGCATTTGGTGATAAAATATTTGCATTTTTTAGTAAACTAATTTCAGGTGTAGATGCTACAAAAGAAGCGTTTAAAAACTTAGGAGATGAAGCGTCAAAAACTTCAGCAGCTTTTGATATTTACATTAGTAAATTACAAGATACAAATACAAGCCAAGAAGAACAAGAAGCAGTTATTGAAAGACTTAATAAAGAGTTTCCAGAATTTGTAAAAAACCTACAAGATTCTGGTATATCAATGCAAGATATAAGAGACAAAACTAAAGACGCTAATCTACAAATTAGAATACAGAGAGAAGAATTAATAAAACTAGCTAAGTCAAGAGCGGCAATGAATCGTATCGAAGAATTGTCTGGTGAAATTATTGACGAAACAATAAAAGGTAATGAAATAGCAAGAAAAAAAGGATTTGAAGATTTAGAATCTGCAGCTAAAAGATTGGCCGAACTTGACGCTATTGACTCTAAAAGAAGAACTAAAGAAGAACGTGTTGAAAGAGGCAGGTTATTATCTATTGGTAATAACATAAGAAATATACAAAAAAGAATTCAAGAGAGAAAAAATGAAATAGCAGTATTACAAGAATTCGTTACATTCTCTAAAGAACTTACTAGAGAAGAAGATAAAGAGAATAAAATAACAAACACAAGAATAGAAAATTTTAGTAGTGAAATATCTGCAATAATAAGACTGGGTAAAATACAAAGTGATTTTGCAAAAAAAAGAGCAGATATAAATTCAAAAGAAATAAAACAAGAGAAGTTAAGTTTTGACGAAAGGAGAACAAACTTAGAATCACAATTTTTACAAGGACAACTATCTATTGATTTACAAGAACAACAATCATTAAAAGAACTGAATCAATTAGAAATATCGGAGGATTTAAAAGGACAAGCAAGATTAAACATTGAAAAATATTATGAGGATTTAAGGACTAAGAGTTTTAAAGAAAATAGTGAAGCTAGAAAAAAAATTGACAATGCAGAAAAAGCTGCTAGATTAAAAACGCTAAATGATATAAGTAGCATGATTATGTCTGCAAGTGATATTGCAGGCAGAGCGACTGGTGCTGGTAAAGCATTAGCAATAGCAGGTACTTTAGTTTCTACTTATTCATCTGCACAAAAAGCTTATGAGAGTCAATTAACACTTACTCCTGATTCACCAATCAGAGCTGTAATTGCAGCAGCAGCAGCAGTAGCTCAAGGATTAGCAAACGTTGCAGCTATACGTAAAATTAGAACTCCTGCAGGAGGACAAGGTTCTCAATCTGGAACTGACACTACAATAGCAGCACCTGATTTTAATGTGGTAGGTGCAAGTGAAACATCACAGTTAGCAACATCATTAGCTGGTGTTACTGGCAGACCTATACAAGCATTCGTTGTTGGTAAAGAGGTAACTACTCAACAAGAGCTTGACAGAAATATTACAAATAACGCAAGTATCAATTAATTATATATAAATCTAATATGAAAATTATAGAACTACTTATTGACGAAGAACAATTAATGTCTGGTATTGAAGCTATATCTATAGTTGATAAACCAGCTATTGAAGAAAACTTTATTGCATTATCAAAGAATGAAGAAGTTAAATTAGCTGAAGTTGACAACGAAAAAAGAATATTAGTTGGCCCAGCTCTTATACCTAACAAAAATATATTTAGGTCAAATGGTGGAGAAGATTATTTTATATACTTCTCAAAAGATACAGTAAGACAAGCATCACAATTATTTCTAATGAGAGGTAATCAAAACAAATCTACACTAGAACATCAAGCACAGTTAAATGGATTGTCTGTAGTTGAATCTTGGATTATAGAAGATTCTAATATGGATAAATCTAAAAAGTATGGATTTGATTTACCTGAAGGTACTTGGATGGTTACTATGAAAGTAAATAATGATGCTGTATGGAATGAATATGTCAAAACAGGTCTAGTAAAAGGTTTTTCTATAGAAGGTTACTTTACAGATAAATTAGATATGAGTGCACTAACTTCAGCAAATGATGAGGAAGAAGCAGAAGAAATATTATTAGAGATTGCCAATTCAATACTTGGCAATAAGTATCAGTTAAAAACATATAGTGATTATGGTAGTGGTGTTAGAAATAATGCAAAGAGAGGTATTGAACTAAATAAAAAAGTAAATAATAAATGTGCAACAAGCGTTGGGAAAGTAAGAGCTCAGCAATTAAGCAGAGGTGCGAGTCTTTCATTATCAACGATAAAACGCATGTATTCATATTTAAGTCGAGCAGAAACTTATTATGATGCTAATGACACAAAAGCATGTGGCACTATATCATATTTACTTTGGGGTGGTAAAGCAGGATTGAACTGGTCAAGAGGTAAACTAAGAGAACTTGGTGAACTTAAGATGGCATCAATGGTGGTTGATAAAGACTATGCAATATTAGATGACAGACTAGCTTACGCTTCAAAAGAAATGGCTGAGAAGATGGCAAAGGATATTGGATGCGAAGGTATTCATGAACATGAATTTGAAGGTAAAACTTGGTATATGCCTTGTGAATTTCATAAGAAAGATGAAATGTATAAACACACTAAATGTCCAAGTGGTTTTAAAAGAATGAATGGTAAGTGTGTAAAAATGGCAGAAGTTGGGCCTAGAGGAGGTATAAGAAAAAGTCCTAAAGCACCAGCTTCAGGTACACCTAATAGAAATCCAAAAGGTAAAGGAACAGCTAAAGGTGATGCTTCTGGTAAACGTGGAGCTAAAGTATCTGCAAAAGATAGAGCATCTTTACAGAAAAAAGCAGATGACTTTAACAAAAGATATAAAGAAAAATTAGGTTATGGTATAACGGTAGGTATGTTAGCATCTGTATTTCAAAGAGGACTTGGTGCATTTAATACTAGCCATTCACCTAATGTTAAATCACCCTCACAATGGGCACATGCGAGAGTCAACGCATTTATGTATCTTGTAAGAAACGGTAGGCCACAAAATCCAAAATATACAACAGATTATGATTTGTTGCCAGCTAAACATCCTAAAAGTAAAAAATGAAAAAGACAAAAGAAACTGTAGGCAGAAACGTACCTAAGAATAGTCGTAGAGGTTGTCTTTGTAAAGATGGAAAATCTTATTCCATAAAGTGTTGTGATGGTACTCTGAGAGCTCAGGGTATTGGTAAAATATAAAATCTAACACTTTATTTACAATTTATTACATATATATAAATCTAAACTTAAGTTATGGAAAAGAATAAAGCTACAATGATATTAAAAGATATTATGGAAAAATTATCTTTAATTAAAAAAGAGGAGCTTTCTAAAGAAGTTGTTGAAGAACAATTACAGGAGGAAGCTGAAATGTCTTTGAAACTTACTGAAGAAGCGGTAAACGAAGAAGTACATTTAGAAGAAGTAAAACCAGAGGACGTGGAAGTTACGGCTGAAGAAGTTAAACTTGAAGAACAAGAATCTGAACTTATTTCTGACGAAGAAGATGTTGAACTTGACATGGATAAATATGTTACTAGAGAACAATATGAAAAAGACATGGCTTCAATGAAAAAAATGATTGAAGATATGGAACTAAAATATCATGACGATAAAGTCTCTATGTCAAAAGAAATTGAAAAACTCTCTGCAGAACCTGCAGCAGAACCAATTCAACATAATTCAGAGGATGTATTTGAGCCTAAATTTAAGTTAGCTCATAATAGAAAACAATCTACTCTTGATAGAGTAATGGAAACTTTAATTAACAATAATAAATAAATAATAAAATTATGGCAGTATTAACACACGTTAGTGATGATGTAATGAGAATTTTTGATGATTATGAATTAGTTTCAGCATCAGGCTCATTAAGTCTAGCAGATTCTGGAAAGGTATTTAAGATTTCTGGAACAGGTTACACAGTAACTTTACCTGCTCCAACAGCAGGATGGAAAGCAAAATTTGTTGTATCAGCAGCATTTTCAACTGACTTCGTAGTACAATCTCCAGCAGATAATAGAGACACTATTAATGGAGGTATAATTGTAAACGGAGCTATTGTTGAAGCTGATGCAGTTGACAAAGTAACATTTGAAGATGGTGCAGAAAGTATCGGTGATTTCATTGAAATACATTCTGACGGCACTAGCTATTTCGTATATGGAAATGGTAATGCTAGTTCTTCAATTACAGTTGGTGAATTATAATAATAAATAAAAAAAGAAAAAAGATATGGCGACTACAACTTCGATTACTACTTCTTATGCAGGCGAGTTTGCAGGTGAATATATTGCAGCAGCTTTGCTAAGTGGTGTAACTTTATCACAAGGAGGGGTTTCAATAAAACCCAATATTAAATTTAAAGAAGTGATTAAAAAGCTATCAATGAATGACATTTTAAAAGATGCTTCTTGCGACTTTAATCCAACTTCAAATGTAACATTAACAGAAAGAATCTTACAACCAGAAGAATTTCAAGTAAACCTTCAGCTATGTAAAAAAGATTTCAGACAAGATTGGGATGCTCAATCAATGGGCTTCAGTCAATATGACAACTTACCAAAAAGATTTTCTGATTTCTTAATTGCACAGGTTGCAGCTAAAGTAGCTCAAAAAGTTGAGCAAAACATTTGGCAAGGAGCAACAGCTAATGCTGGTGAATTTGATGGATTCCAAGCTTTACTTGCAGCAGACGCAGACGTTGTTGACGTTGCAGTTGTAGGTGGAGGATTGACTGCTGGTAACATTATTGCAGAATTAGGAAAAGTAGTTGATGCTATTCCATCTGCAGTATATAGCAAAGAAGACGTTAACATTTACATTCCAACAAGCGCAGCTAAATTATATGTACAAGCTCAAGCAGCTTTAGGATATAGAGAGCTATATAACGTTGGCAAAACAGAAATGAACTTTCAAGGTATTCCATTATTTACAGCTCCTGGACTAGGAGATAATAAAATGGTTGCTGCAGAATCTTCTAACTTATTCTTCGGAACAGGTCTATTAAATGACTGGCAAGAAGTTAAGTTAATTGATATGGCAGATATTGATGGAAGTCAAAATGTAAGAATCATTTTAAGAGGAAGTGCTGGTGTTCAGCATGGAATTGGAAGTGATATAGTATTATACTCATAAAAATAGTTTAACATAAATTAAGGTAGGTGGGTATATGCCTATCTACCTTTTTTTTTAATAATAATAATAATATGGCATGTAATTTAACAAGAGGTAGAAAAGAACCATGTAAAGACGTAGTTGGTGGTATTAAAAATGTTTACTTTGTAGATTTTGGTAGTTTAGGTACAGTTACTGAAACAGATGACGAAATTGCAAACATGACAGGAGATTCAAGTAACAACTTAACTGCATTTAAATATGAAGTTAAAGGTAACTCATCATTTGAATCTAATATTACTGCTTCAAGAGAAAATGGTACTACATTCTTCGAACAAACATTGAATTTAACATTACACAAATTAAGTAAGGAAGATAATAAAGAATTAAAATTATTAGCTTTCGGAAGACCTCATGTAGTTGTAGAAGACTACAATGGAAATTGTATGTTGATGGGATTAGAGCATGGTGCTGATGTATCTGGTGGTACAATAGTAACTGGTGCGGCTATGGGAGATTTGAGTGGTTATACACTTACTTTATCTGCTATGGAGAGAAAACCTGCTAACTTTATGGTAGTAGATGCAACGAGTGGTACTTTTCCGTTTAGTCAATTTGCTGGACTTTCTGGTACTATAACAATTACAGAAGGAACTAATTCTTAATAATTAAATTTACTTTGTACAAAAGAGGGATGCTTGATGTATCCCTTTTTTTATATAAACAAATTAAATATTATTTGTTATTTATAATATGATTATACTTAACACATCTACAGGTGGACAGACTTTTAAGATAATACCTAGAAGTGCTGCATCTAGTCCTACTTTTGAATTATTAGATAAATCTACAAGAGTATCTTCTAACATAGGAATTGATGTAACTAATGCAAATGGTTACATGACTATTACTGGATTCTTCAGTTTAAAAGAGGGTAGATTCTATACTTTTAAAGTAAAAGATGGTTCTACAATTATATACAGAGGTGCTATTTTTTGTACAGACCAAACTAATTTTAATATATTTGATGTACATTCTGGAGAGTACACTACAGAAAACTCTTATGACAATGACTTTGTAATATTATGACAAAAAAAAGAACTAACACAAAACTAAATAAAGGCAACGGTGAAATACATGTTGTCAATCTAAACTCTTATACAAGACCAGAAATCATTGAACAATATAATAAGGACTATGTTGAATACGGTGAGGACAATGATTATTTCCAATATTTAATAGATAGATATAATGGTTCACCAACAAACAATGCAGCTATAAACGGAATATCAGAAATGATATATGG